ACTAGGACGATTGCGCAAAGCATTGGCTAAACTATTGTTGCTGGTGTAGTTCATGTATTGGTTTGCACCGCCAGTAAGGGCGTTTGCCACGCCCACGCCGCCAGCAGCTTGGGCTGCTGCGCCGCCCCCACCTCCAAAATGGGCTTGTGCAAATGGCTGTTGTCCAGCTTGAACTGGATTTACTCTAGGTCCTGCAGCAGGAGCAGCAGCAGGAGCAGCAGCTGCTGCAGCCTGAGGTAACGGGGGAACAATACCAAGGTCAGCTAAATTTTGAATAGTTTGTAATGGCGCAGTTTGAAAATAAGCGTTTGCTTCTTGAAGCACATTATTATATACTAACTTGGTATATTGACCTGATGCATTAAATGTATTAAAATATGCTTTTAAATCTCTATATGACTTTATGATTAAAAATGCGAATATTTTCATATTTTCATCCAATTGCGCTTGAGATATTGGAGAACCTGGATGCCCATATGCCATAACTACTCGGTTGTTAGCTTGAGCAGTATCTAGAGGTTGTTGACCATCTATATTTATAGTATCATAGGCTTTATTTAAACACCTTATTGCATAATATTGAGCACCATTCACATTAAGCATGGTTCCATTGGCGGCTGTTGGCAAAAATTCATTATTTAATGTTCTGAAATATGTTACAACTGTATAATCAAATGGTCTTAATTTAGGATGAAAATTTATAAATAATAGTCCCAATTTTTGTATGATATCTTCATATCTAGAGAGTATTCTGTCTCCATTTCGAGCATATCCAACTAAATATGGTCTATCCTTTTCGGCTTGAGGTATATTCCTGATTGAATTATATAATGTTTTACCTATTCCATATAAATCCGCAGTAAGACCCATTGTCAAGCATTTTGCATCATTAATATCTCGGCTTAGATAATCATCATATACAGTTTCTAACATGGGTCGACTACTTTGACGAACTGACCAGAAATTTTCAGCCCCAGCGGGTACATATGCTGCTGTTCTAAAACGATCAATATATGCAGCCCTTGAATAATTATTTCTCTGTGGACCAGTCCAATATTCTGGAGGCCATGGAAAATACGGGTCTGGTCTATTTCTTACCAACCACGGGACACGTCCCTTTCTAAATTGATTAGTTAATCCTAAATCAATAATTGCCGCTTTACCAGATGCTCCATCCCAGAGAATATTATCCATTTTCATATCACCATGAACTGCAGTTGTATGAAAAAAAATAAAGGTTTCAAAAATATTCATGAATGCATGAAGTGTTAGGCCCCGATGACCTTGACCGGAACCACCTTGACCATCACCCCATAAATTTTTTCCTAGATATGGCATTTTAACTACTGGAAAATTGTAGTTGACATCGTGAATACATCCACGATGATATTCTGGATAGTTTACTCCACGGATTCTTATATTTCTAACACTCGTTGGATTACCAATTCCGATAATGCTTGTTAATCTAGCATATCTTGGTGCTGCGCGGGTTCCCTTTATATATATAGTAAATAATGCATTATGCACATATTCTTCATCAACATATCCCTGATTTGCATTAAAAAATTTAGTGATTACATTTGGTTCACTTTCATTTTCAGAAAAATTTCCAAAAATTATTCCATAGCCCCCTGCGGCTATAAATCTTATTTGTGGAAAAGCAGCCATACTATAGTATATTTAGGAATAATGCCGGTGTATATTATTCTTTAGTATAATTATACACTATCTTCTATAAATTACAAAATTGCAGATACTATCCGCACTTTTGTAATTTTGTAAAATTCCACTAGATAGATTGCAATTTTTTAATTGGAGTATTCTAAATTAACTATTATAAATTAATTAATCTACATAGATGGATCATACTCGACTACATCAACTACGGGCAAATAGAGTTGTTGCATATAATAATATTCAGTTAAACGCTGAGAAAGGAAGGGTGTTTAAAACTACAACTTCAACTGAATATCTTAATAGGCAAAATGGAGGTATGCGAATTATAACTGGTTATAAGGTTTACGTTGAAGATACTATGACTGAAAGTATGGCTACAATGGAAAATCCTTGTATTAGTCTTATAACACAAATATTCACTGCATTAGATGAACTTCTAATCTATAATGCTTCTATAAGTGTACCTCCTACTAGATCCGCCAGAATAGCATATTTATGGTTTTTTACAGTTGCTTCTGCATACTCCTGGGTATCATCTAGAACGTCTATAAGTGGCACAAAAGATTCATGGAACTGGAATACAAAAAATGTACTTTCTGATGATACAAGTATATTTGTTTGGATGACACAGGTTCTCATTAATACAATGTCAAACTTTATACCATCCTATAATACAAGTAAACTTTTAGAACAATCACGAGCTAATTTCTTTTGGACTGCACAACAACACCAGGCAGTCATTGATCAGGTAAAGTTAGATGGTAATTTTACCTTATGGTTATCTACATGGCAAACATGGTATACTGGTAGACAAGCAGATGGAACTATTGCTGCCTCGGTTGCAGCAACAAATGCACAATTACCGAATGGTGCCACTACACTAGATGTAACAATATCTCAAGATTTCACTAATGTGACTAATTATCCAAACCCTAGAAAGTGGACACCACTCCTAGTAGGCGGAGTAAAGAAGAACTTCCTGACCTATGGTTGGGGAGATGTTACCTCAACGTGTCTGACTGCAGGTGATGAGACATCAATTAAGTCTACAGCTAATGCTGAGTATCTTGGAACAACTGCCGCAAGAGATGCTGAAATAGATTCTTTAGTAACTATTACAAATTCTTTAACAGATACACAAAAAGCAATTGCTGAATTTTGGGCAGGAGGACCATTGACAGTTTCTCCGCCATGTATGATGATTTGGTTCTGGAAAAAATATATTGAACTTACTAACCCTGAATTACATGTTATGCTTTACTCGGGATTAGAGCTAGCAATAAATATTTTTGAAGGATCGCGCCTTACATGGGCTCTGAAACGAGAAAATATGGAAGCAAGACCGATTCAAGAAATCCGTAGAAAATATGCTAATCAGAATGTGAAAAAATATGATGGGACTACTATTAATGGAAACATATGGGTTCCCTATCAAGAAACTAATTTTGTTACACCACCCTTTGCCGATTTTCCAAGTGGTCACAGCACATTCTCACAAGGCTTTGCTAATGTGATGAATGCATGGTTTTCTCCTTCTATACCAACCACTAGTATAAATGTCTCAGATTTAAATTTATTATCACCGATGTATACAGGCTTAGGAACACTGAGAATTAGTCTTTCTAATATTCCAGTTAAAGCACGAACTAGTTTAATACAAACTGGTTTAGTGCCTGCTTCAGATGTTAATCTTATATGGTCTGTATGGCAAGATATAGCAGATTCAGCAGGAGTATCAAGGCAATATGGCGGTATTCATTGTATATCTGCAAATCTAGGTGGACAAGCAGTTGCAAATACTGCCTTTCCTCTTATTACAAGTAGATGGGCAATTTCACGCAGTTAGACTATCGTAGCAAAATCTCATACTAGGAGAGATATATTATCTACAATTGAAGTATTTGAAATAGTTCAATTGTATATTTTTGAAATTCTGGGATTCCACTGGGTGGATTCCAACTTTTTAATTGGAGTATGCTAAACCGCCCATGCCGCTCATGATACGGAGCACGTTGTAGTTGGTAGCATACACACGCACAGTGGCACTGGTGGCAGTGCCCACGGCGTTGTTGGACACCGTTAGCAGGAGGGTGGTGTTGTCAATGCGAGATAAGTTGCAAGTGCCGCTGGGCTGGTGCTGCTCGGGCTGGAGGGCGAAGGAGTAGACGTTGATACCCACGGCAGGCACGTTGGTGTGGTGCTGGTAGGGCTGCACCTCGTTGAAGTAGCGTCCCTCGCGCACCTGGAACCTGTCGTGGCCGTTGAGCTGCAGGAGGGCAGTCACGGTGGGGTTGTTGCCGGCAAGGCCCTCCACGCGAGTCATGGAGTAGCCAGACTCTAGCACGGCACGGTCCCACCAATCGGAGTAGTTGAAGGGCTGCTGGCCCTTCCAGGGGGCAATCACATTGTCGTCGCAGCTCACGAAGGAATCGCGCTGCACCACCCAGATGAGCTCCTTGCAAGGGTGGTTGAAGTTCAGCTTCAGCTTGTTAGAGCTGGAGGTGATAGACTCACCACCAGTGAACTGAAGGGTCTCAATCAGATACTCGTGGCTCACCTGGGCGAACTTGCGGCGCTCGTCCGTGTCTAGGTAGATGTAGTCCACGTAGAGGGAGGCAGCCACTAGGCCAGCGGCGGCCACACGGTCGCGGATGGTGTGGGTGTTGCCTAGCAGAGGGGTCTGCTCGAAGCACAGGTTGCGGATGTCGTTGAACTCCAGGTTGATGCGGACCTCGTGGTACTGGAGGGCAATCAGGGGCAGGGCAAGGCCAGGGTTGCGATTGAACCAGAACTGAAGAGGAATGTATAGGGTGTATTCGGGGGAGCACATGAGGAACTCGTTGGAGCTGTTGGGCTCACCACCAGCGCAGTAGTTGTCGCAGTCCTCACCACCCTGCACTAGCAGATTCACTAGCTGGGGCACGTTACCCACCATCTTGGCATAGCCAGCCTGCTTGCCAGCCTCCTGGGTTAGCTCATTCCAAATCTGGAGCCAGTCACCATAGTGCTTGTCGATACGCTGGCCACCAATCTCAAGCTCCACATTCTTCACTAAGTTGTGACCCACCCAGTTGAGCCAGCGGAACTGGGCACCAGAGCCGTCAGTGCTTAGCAGGGTCACCTTGGGCAGAGTGGCCTGTAGGTAGATGCGGTAGATTAAGTCACCATTACGCTGGATGGTGCAAGTCACCTTGCGGCCAAAGCCAGGAGAGCCGTTGAAAGGGTTCTCAATGGACTCCATGGCGAAGTTGGTGTGGCGACGGTATACCACCTTGAAGAAGGTAATCTGGGGATTACCGGTTAAATAGACGTCCTGAGCACCATAGGCTACAAGCTGCATAAGGCCACCTCCTGTCATGTTGTTATACCTATCACAGAGAAAAAAATTTTGGCAAAATGATTTTTTCGGCGGAAAATGGAAATCTGCCGGAAGACAATTTTTCTAGTATACCTTTTTCTCAACTTTCACTTTCTTGTCACTGTAAATCCAGATTTTATAGCGATATCCAGCTTTCACGGTAGCCTGAGCTTTCTCTTCAATATTTGCTTTTGATAGCTTTATAGTCCACTCAGACTTTACTTCAATTATCTTGAAATAAGGTGCAACCGTAACTATATATCTAACTGCCTTAACGCATGATGACCTGGGTTAAAGAGCCAAACTAGCATTTCCTTAGTATATGAACGACCCCTTCTTTAAGATTAGGCCTTCAAAGCGGTCTAATCCAGAAGCCAGGACAACTCTAGATACTGTTCATCAACATTATCTAAGTAAGATTAAGGACTCTACTGAGCATGTGCACATGCTAAAAAATAAACAGGCGGCTCTAACCGGTGAATACAAGAAAGAGCATAGTGATATTGAGCGATATCAGATTGAGCAGGAGCTAAAGGAAACAAGAGTGAAACTAGAATCTATTGATGAGAAGGGCGCAGTGTTTGATTATTATTTACAAACTGGTGACCTCCTCTTTCAGTATTATGATATCCAGGACCGAATTAACCGTGGAGCTGATAATATTATATCGGTAGCAGATAGGGCCCGCCCTGGAAGTGTCTTTGAAGCCCTTGAAAATGCATCAAGGCAGGATATCAGTGGTGCAAGAGTTCAAGTATCTCATAGAGAGCATGGTGGTGATAATTTACGTCGTGACGCCTTATTAGACCAATACTTGCAAAGAATGGACCCACATTATTCTAGGCCATCTATGCAC